TATTGGAACCTTGAATCTCTCCATGGATAGTATCGGCCACCACATTGGCATTCAAAGTCGTAGCAGTTATGGTGGAGGCTGATATGGTGTTGGAACCTTGAATCTCTCCATGGATACTATCTGCCACCACATTGGCATTCAAAGTTGTTGCGGTTATGGTGGAGGCTGAGATGGTATTGGAACCTTGAATTTCTCCATGGATATTATCAGCCACTACATTGGCATTCAAAGTCGTAGCAGTTATGGTAGAGGCGGAGATGGTATTGGAACCTTGAATCTCTCCATGGATAGTATCGGCCACTACATTGGCGTTAAGGGTTGTCGCGGTTATTGTAGAAGCTGAGATGGTGTTGGAACCTTGAATTTCTCCGTGGATAGTATCAGCCACCACATTGGCATTGAGGGTCGTAGCGGTTATGGTAGATGCTGAGATGGTGTTAGAACCTTGAATTTCTCCATGGATAGTATCAGCCACCACATTGGCATTCAAAGTTGTCGCGGTTATGGTAGACGCTGAGATGACGTTAGAACCTCTGATGGTACCGTAAATATTAGTACTGATAGTGGTATTAGATGTGAGTTTTTTTGCTTCAACATTTCCGTACACCTTCACATCAATGTCTTTGGTGGTGAGAGGTGAAAGTGTGATGCCAGATGCATCACTGTGGGTGTAACCGATCATGAATTCACTTTCATCTCCACGGAACCCCATGGCAACATTTGCAGTCGGGCGTTTCATGATGACGCCGAGGTCGTTGGTGTCGAGGGGGTTGTTATTTCCCAACAGAATGAGGGGATCACCCACGGTCAGGTTATTGGCGGAAATCTGGGTTACGTTTCCGTACGTAGTGAGATTACCGTATATAGACACATCGGCATCCATGCGCAGTGTTCCGGCTGAAGGAGCTTGGATGACTGAATCCGTAAGGACTTTATTATCCGTAACGATCGGTACGTATCCAACGGATAGGTCATTTACCTTTAGCACGTTCGTGGTGAGGACATTTCCAACCAATATGTCACCTTGTGTAGTCAATGATATATTTGAATTCGTGAGTATGAGTGTATTGGATATGGTGTTCCCCCTGTTGACAATGTTTTCGAGAGAAAGATTGGAAAGAGATCCACCGTCACCTAAATATTTCCTGGCTGAGATATCTCTGGTCGTCTGTAAAATTGTCGAAGCATTTTTGTTCATGAACAATTTGTCACCGAGATAAAAGTGGTGTGTACTACCTGTATTATCTATCGCCAGTCTATTATCTACTCGCACGTCGGATGCTTGCATTCTTCCAGAAACCTGCACCTGATTTAAGGCGTCTGTTCCGTTCAATAAAATAGATGGACCAACTTTCAGAGAACCTATGTCGGCTGATTCGGGTATGATTACTTTGTAAATACCCGTGTTACTGACGTACATGGCATTCGACACTGACAGTAAATGTTGGGGTTGTGTGTTGGCTATACCCACATTACTCGTCGTCGTGTTTCCAACGGCTGTGACTTCCTCTAAACTCGGAATACCCAGGGCTTGGCTCGCCAGCACACCTGAATTTTTAATCTCCTTGGTTACCGTGTCGTAAAGCATGAGATATGAATTTGGATCGTTGTTCTCTCTGATCGGGGTCATGTAAATGGCACCTGGTGTACTGGTATCGATCTGTTCGTTCGATGCGTTAAAAACAATCGTATTTTCTCCCTGGTCATCCGTACAATTTTTACCAAATCGAATCTTCGTGGAACGTTCCACGGTACTTAGATTTTTGACCATTATAGTATATTGTTGTATTTTAATTTGCATACATGAGACCCGCCATACCGTTGTCCACCCTAAGGATGTTGTAGTTTACAGCGTATATGGGGTCTGTGATGCGTTTACTCTGGCTGTGTATTTTGGCAGAGTCTAATCGACTGAAATTGAGAGAACCCGTGGGTTGTAAGGAGCTCGTGTTGAGACAGAAGCAGTACAGGAAAAAGTCTGGACTCGTCACGAAGTTTGTGTGATAGTAGTTCATGACATCTATAAAGTGTGGTTTGGCCCATTTGTACACGCCTATGTCTACGCTGTTGATGCTCATTTTTATCTTGTTGTCTGTGGAAGTGAGTGCACCTCCTGTGGCTGTGTTGGAGCATGCGAGATACTTGACAGGGTGGTTGAAGGTGAGTTCTTGCACGAGTTCTCCGGATGGAATATTCTTCTGCACCTGTGTGATGAGGATGTTATGGGGCCTGGAGGCCATGATTCCTCGTTCTTCATTGTCCAGATAATAGTAATTGGCGTAGGCTTCCACGTTGTAGTTGCCGGCGTCTGGCCCCCAATGGATTCTGAGTTCCACATTGTGATACTGAAGTGCCACGAGGGGTATGGCTGACTGAGGACCTTCGCAGAAGAAGAAGCGAAGAGGATAAAAGTAAGACCTGGCGCTCACACCGGGGTGAGTACCGTTTGAACTCTTCGAAACGTTTTGAGCGTAAGTATCTATGGCAATCTTTTCCGTGAATATGGCATCTTGAGAGTCGATGACATGTCCTCCGATGAGAAGTTCTACGTGATCTATGATGGTGTCCCATCTTTGGATATCGAGTGCTTGAGAGAGATCGTCGAGTGTGAAATAGGTGTACCCCAGAAGGTCACCGTTTCTCTCGAATTTGATGGTCGACATGGANTTACCTTTCACAGCCCCTTGTATCGTCTGTTTTTCGACGGACTGTGAAAAGTTAGAATGTCTCTTGAAAGTGGATGTGAAGAAGGAAATTTCGGGTTCACCCACGATGTGTTCATCTTGGGCGCCGACGGCTATGAGTTGAACTATTCCAGAGGACATTTATAATAATACAGGTTAAAAAATAATCAAACTAGCGCCCTGGAAGGTTACGCATCTTCGTGACGAAACGTAAAATAAAGTAATTATCAGTCGTACCGGGAATGGTATCACCGTCTTGATTTCTCAGGGTGAAGGTCAGGCGTCCGAGTTTCCTGATGGGTGTGATGTACTGCTGTACCACTGGGTAATTGTCAGCGAAACTGAAATTACCGGAACCATCACACAGGAGGGTACCGAAGGATCTATTCAGTGAGGTGAGAGCCGACTGCCCCTGTAAGTCGGACGTGGCTCTTTGACTGAAGTTGGTGTTTAACTCTTCTATGGATATGTGACATACATTAGATGAGCTGGTATGAATCTGTGCGGCAGTCAGACGAGCCTGTACAACATTTTCCAGGGGCTGCTGTAAAAACACAGAGAATGTATTTTTACTCGGCTGATCCACTGTATCTATGACTATGGTATGATATTCGTGTTCAAAATCAGGGATTGTCGATTGCGGTGCGGTCACGAGAGACATTTATATAAACTCAGATTAAAACACCACCGATTCCGTCGCTGATCTCGTAGGATGCGTGGTCACTGACGAGCTGCTGACCACCGCAGATGCCTTGGACATCGATGTTGTAAAAGTCAGCCTCCTTGGTGGGACCAGCGAGGCACTCTGTGCTTCGGGGGAGGGTGAAGATGGACTTATCGCTCTTGGACTTGGTGGTGATCTCCTTGGGCTGATACAGGCTCATCTTGGGATCGCGGGGAGCGCTCATGAACATGATGATCACGAGAAGGATGATGACCACGGCGATGGCGTTGAGAGTGCTACGGTTGGTGGCGTTGATTTTCATTTATAGTGTGACAATATTTTTTTTATTAAAGTGCGTTAAAGACAAAAGAATAGTTTCATCATAGAGAGTAATGGACGGTGAAATTATTCTCGACCGTGGAGAATCGAACGTTATGAAACTCGACGAGCACGAACAGGCGATGATGGATGAGATACAATTGGATTTCCCCAAGCCCCAAACGATGTCCCGTGGGCGTCCACCTCCTGGGAGAGCCCCACCCCCTCCGGTGTATCAAGAGGACATCAATGAGTTTGCGAACCCCATGAAGCAGAGCGCTCCTCCTCCCCCCCAACAAGAGGACCCCATCGACTATGGTGAGGAAGAACCGGACTACGGCGGTGCTGGCGGTGGTTATGAGGGACCCATGGAAGAGGAGGAGCAGCCATCCCCTGGGTACAAGACCATCGATGAGGAGAAGGCTGACTTGGTGAATAAGTTGGGTCGGCTTGAGAAGAAGGGTTTCACGGTCAATAAGAGACTCAACGCGTACTCTCCCGTCGATGAATTACGCACGGAAGTGAAGCGTATCACATACAGCATTGAGGTTGACAAGTCTGTGAAGTTTTCCAGGCGCATGTTGATCGCCTGTGTGACTGGTCTCGAGTTTTTAAACAAGCGCTACAATCCCTTCGATGTACAACTGGATGGATGGTCTGAAAATGTGATGGAGAGCGTGGATGACTACGACGAAGTGTTCGAAGAGCTGTACGTGAAGTACCGCACGAAGATGAAGATGGCACCGGAGGTGAAGTTGATCATGATGTTGGGTGGTAGTGCGATGATGTTTCATCTGACGAACAGCATGTTCAAGTCGGTGATGCCCAACATGAACGACGTGATGAAGCAGAACCCCGATCTCATGCAGAACATGATGAGTGCTGTCCAGAACACGATGGGTGCTGCCGCTGCCGGTGGACAGCCACCATCCACCGGTGGAGAGTCGGGGCGTCACGAGATGAAGGGGCCCGGTTTGGACATCTCCAGTCTGATGGGCAACATCATGATGCCCCCTGCCCCTCCCATGAACACGATGCGTCAGCAGGTGGCTCCACCCGAAGAGGAGGACGACGATGACATTTCGGACATAGTGGCTGATGAAGAGTTGCCTGAAAATGAAGATGAAATCAAGGAGGTCAAGGTACCCACGGCAAAACCTAAACGCGGTGGTCGCAAGAAGAAGGTTGAAATTAATTTGTAATCCTACTATAAATGATAGGGTATTGTCCAATTGAATTTGATGAGCCACAGGCTCCTGTGAATCCCCCAGTAAAGCGTAAAATCATTGTGAATCAAGAACCCGATGCGACCACAGAGTGTAACTACGTGGTGATGTTTTTCATCGTCGGTGTGATTGCCCTCGCGGCTATGGATGCTGTGAGGAAGTAGATTCTAAAACCTGAATACGTTCAGTCAATTGTAAAATCTTTTCATGTAACTCCTGATTAGCTTTTATAATATAGGGTATAATACCCGTGTAAGATATACCAGCTTCCATTTCACCCCAACTTGAATAGTCTGGATCTATCTGTGGGTCATCTGGAATGATAATATTTTCATCTGGGTTTGCATCCTTTGGTACGTGTACCAGATGTCTTAATTCTGGACATTGATAATATACTTCTTGTGCTATCAGTCCCGCCTCGAAACCAACGTCATCCATATTCTCGAAATTTCTGCTTTTCATATATGTTTGCGGTTTCAATTTATTTAGAGTTTCCATAGCATTTTCAATATTTTTTTCTTCTGTTTTAAGCCTATCGTCAGAAGAATGTACAGAAGTTGCTGCTGAACTATACAACACACTTCCACCATTATAGAAACATAGATACATATTAAACCCAGATTTAGGATCTAAATGAAGATTACCATTTGTGGATATAACCTGTGCTTCGGATGACGATGTACCTGATCCAATATTCAAATATTCACTCCATGTACTATTAGGTCCAAAACGTATTTTAGTTGCATCACCACCACCCGTTTGTGTAATAACCCCACTAGATAATATAGAAGTATCATAACTGCTGCTACCCAGTCTTAAAGGTCCACTGTCGTTTCGGATAGTATAAGTATTTGAACCACCGTCTGCGCTACGATTCGTTCCATTTATAAAATGCACGGCACCACCGATGATTTCACCTGGTTTAGGTGAGTTGAGTATGTAATTGTATGATGTATCACCTGCATCCACTGATAATTTTAAAACGGGATCAAATGAATCAACTGTTAAAGTATTTCGTGGATTAGTCACACCCACACCCAATTTACTTTGTATAGTCGCTGTTCCACCCACCGACAATAACTCATCGGGTGGTCCATTGTCATAAAGATTTTGCACGG